CGCCAATTCGAGTGACGTGAAAGCGTGGAAGGTTGTTGGGGGTGCCGCCGGTGCAAAGTTGTCTGCTGCTTCTACATCGGTTCCTGTTGCTCCTGCAGCTGCCGCAGTTGTTGCTCCTCTTGCTCGCAATTCGTTTTGTGTTCTCGCGGTTGACTCCGGCGATGATTCCGAGTATGAGCGCGAACAAGAAGAAGTCCGAAATACGCCTGCCGGTGTTCCCAAACCGGTTCCCAAGGAACGTTCTGTGTTGTCTGGCCCGCCTCCCGCAGTCGAACCTGCCAAGCCGCTCACCTGGGCTCAACGTGCAGCCGCCGTCGCAAACAAGCCAGCATCGACGCCGTCAACCTCGTCATCTTCAGCTCCCATTCAATCGTCTCCTCTCGTCGATGCCCGATTCCAGTTGCATGCCTTGTGTCACCAGGTTGAAGTGAGCCGCCGTGCACCTTCTGCGAAGAAAGTCGCTGCTGCAGCTGCCGAAAATCATCGCGGAAATGCAGCAGCAGTTGCGCGCGAAAGTTCGCTCAAAAGAAAGCAGGAATCGGTTACTATTCCTGCCTAAATAGGGGTCCTGCTGGTGTGAAATAATATCAGGTAAGTAAGTGCGCGCTGCGTTCTGTATATGTTCTAACACTTTTTATTGCATTTTTATTACTATTTTTCTAAATAGTAACAAAATAATAACGCTCCCCACCGGGCTCGAACCGATGACCTTGTGGTTAACAGCCACACGCTCTACCAACTGAGCTAGAGAAGCTTAAAAACACCCCTGGAGGGACTTGAACCCTCGACCCTGGGATTAGAAGTCCCATGCGCTATCCAACTGCGCTACAGGGGCGTAATATACTATCTTCATATATTACTTTTTTTGTTTTTTTACGCATTGCAACAACAACAACAACATGCTTCTAACCAGATTCGAACTGGTGTTATTGGATTCAAAGTCCAATGTGCTAACCACTACACTATAGAAGCATTGAGAATCGAGCACTGAGTGTATTTAAATTTTTACCAATTTATTTTAAGACTCAGTGCATTGGGACTGAGTTTATTTTTCCAATTTCCTTTTATTGCTTGATGTGATATCTGATATCTATTTCGTTTTTCCCTTGCAGTTCCCTTTTCTACATCCCCTCGCTTTTCCTGAATGCTATAAATAATATAGTCTTTATATCCATACGCTCCAAAGTGCACTCCGTCATAGTCCAGCTTTTTGTCACGTTTATCAGAAAATTTTAGCTTGCTTGGATTTAGACCCGCATTTTTGGCTCGTTGTTTTGCTTGTTTCATATATTGCGCTGGTGTTATATTAAGACTTTCTAATTGTTTTACAAATGATGACATTGATATATTGATATATTTATACAAACAAATTATTTTACAAAATACTACTATATTCGCTCTAGCTTTGGACTAGGACTCTCACCCCAATATTATTTATATTTTTTTCTTTAAGTTTGTTTTTGGTTTAAATTTATTTTTTATTATCAGTCTATTTATTATTTTATAAACAATAACTAAAATTAAAAACAATAAAATAAATGCGAATATTTTTGAAAATATATAAAAAATTGAATAACCAGGTTCTATCTGTGTATCTAATTGTATAAAGTTAAAACCTTTTTTTGTTAGTAATGCAATTATATGTAAAATATAATTACCCTTATGCCAGTTTTTCGAGTTTTCTGTATCAGGAAATAGTTGATAACATAGAGGCTCACAATACACGTATCGTCTTGAGTGTGTGAAACTATAATAGTCCCAATCAGTTATATCTTTTTGATTTACTTTTAGTAACCTTTCTCTATTTTGTTTGGTGTAAATAACTGCATGCGTTCCTAATGAACCAATATTTATATAATGTTTACTATCTAGAGTGCATGGAAGTTGTAAAAGTGGTAAACAACCTAAGAAATACTGGTAGTCTTCATTTTTATGTTCATTTAAAAATGTGCAAATATCCTGTTGTGTAGAAGTTTTTTTAATTTTTTCAGTAAATATAAAGTCATCCTCTAAAATTAGTATATTATCGTAGTTTTGATTTTTTGCATGTTTAAATACATGTAGAAATGTGTCTATTAAGTCATGTGCGGGAAGCTTGACGTGTTCATCTTTTTTACATTTCTTATAGCCTTTATTAAAAACAATATATACTTCTTTTGTTGGATGGTACCTTTCTAGTTGTTTCATTATACGATCATAGCGTCCATTTCCTTCAAGATGAATAATATATGTTGCATCTACTGCACCATCTAGTAGTCCCGTGTTATATTTTATTTTTTTAAAACTATAGCATTGTGTCGAGTCTTTAAATGTCATACTATATTATATTATTCATTCATAAAATAATTAAAAATAATAATTTTATAAGTAACCAAATAATATAAAGTAAATATATATATATACACACATACATGTCTACAACACGTAAAGCACCATCACAAAGTGCTACATTATTTAAAAAAGGGACGATTAAAAAAGGCAACGATGGGAATAGGTGGACTATCGTAACAAATGCGAGAGGAGTGCAACGATGGCAGAAGGTGCAAGGGGCGAAGGCAAAGACAAAGACACGCCGTGTAGGTCGCATAGTTGAACTTGGAACAGGCGATGCGTATGGGGAGAATATTTGGGGCAAGAATAAACCATTGGAAAAATTTTGGCGAAGTTTAGCCTCCGGCGAAAAAGTCGTATTGATACAAAAAACGGGTGGGCATAAAATATTCACGATGCCTACGGGCAAAGTGGCGGCGCTAAAAATATTCAATACGTTTGATGATGATCCGAATATCGTCGCAGTTCTTTCGTCCAATCTATCGCAGGATGCGTATGAAGTGTTTTTGTATCCGAAAGCGGGAGATAAATCGGTAGAATATGTTATCAAAAACTACAAGAAGTATTTTAAATCTATGGGGCCTATGCCTACAGACCTTATTGAAAAGGGCGTTCCTGCACAAGTGAAAGTGTTATTTCCGGCGTAGTTAATTTTAAAAATGTATAAATATTTTATATATATGTAGTATATATATATTAATGAATACAACACGTCATATTACAATTCCTGATAAGATTCTTACTTATAGGTCGTTAACCCCCGATGATACAGACGACTGGCATAAAGATGATGCCCATCCAAGTTGCGAATTATGTAACAAAGAGTTTACATTCTTTAATCGTAGACACCATTGTAGAAATTGTGGAAAAGTAATATGTTACGATTGTTTAATGTATCAATATACACGTCCAAATCAAAATCCATATGGTCCTGACATAGTTTGTAAATTATGTAAACATTGCGTTTTCAGTGAGCAAGGAAAAGATTCAAAAGAATGTAAAGATTATATGGAAGAGGCTAAATTTGTTGACGATTCAGAAAAACAATTTATTGCCGATGATTTTTCTATTAATGGGGAACAAATTCAGGTAGGAGATACTCTTACTATTACAAATGTAACTCGGAGTAAATACTATGAATATCATGTATTCTATAAAGCTAGGGTTGAAAGTGTTGGTAATAATATGATTAATCTGGCTTTAACTGAAACAAATGATGTTAAACTGAAACTGAATGAGAATGTTTACTTACAAAATGAGGATGCTTCTCAACAACGTAATGATAAAATTCCGTCGCGTATAATTATTTATACCCAAAAAAACAAAGAGTCTGTTAATCTAAAGGGTGAAATTGTGACTGGACCAATCGCATCTGGATACGTGCTTGTTACCAATGTCACCCCGTCTGTCACCCCGCCTGCCCAAGGCGGCGGATATAAATATAGGAAAAATAAACGTTCATTAAGACGTCGTCGCACAAGTAAGCGTTCCAATATTTGTCGCAAAAATAAAAAAGTTACTAAGCGGTTGCGCAAGTCTCGTCGTCGTCGTGCACGTCGGTGAATTTAGTTTTGGTTTGGGTTAAATGTTGGAATGAAAATTAATAATAATAATATATATGTATATATGGCAAATAATCAAGTTGTTATATCATTAACTTCCATTAAAGACAGATACAATAAATTACTATTACAGAGAACACTTGACCGATTAATAGATTTAAATTATGATAATTATGTTATCGTATTAAACATTTCAAAAGAACCAAAATTTCTTGATAAGGGTTTTACAGATGCCGATATCAAATGTTTACACGAGTTGTATCCAAAAATAATAATTAATATTGTAGAAAACTATGGACCACTTCGTAAAATAATACCTACATTAAAACAATTTACTAATAATATAATTATTAGTGTAGACGATGATTGTATTTACGATAAAAATATAATATCTACATTTGTAAAAATATATAATTCACGCAAATGCATAGTTGCATCCAGCTGTAGACGTGATTGTATGAATGATAATAAAATTATTACTGATTTTTCATATGCTAAAAATGGCGAATTTAAATTAGAATTATTACCTGAAGGCGTGGGCGGTATTCTATATCATTCATCTATGTTCGATAGTAAATTTATAAATTTTAAATTTAATAAACTAGAAAAAGAATTTCTAAAAAATGATGATTTATTATTAAAAGCATATACATATATTAAAAAGATACCTGTTTATTGTTGTAAAACTATATCATTTAAAGATAATCGACCAAGCGTTGGATTGTATTGTAACTACAATAAAAAATATATTATTAATTTCCAGGAATATATCAATAAAATTAAATATATATTACAAGAAAAATGCAAATCTAGAAAAGTTCGCAAGTCTTGTAAAGCATGCAAAGCGCGCAAGTCTCGTCGTCGTCGTCGTGCACGTCTATAATATATCGAGCATCATCGTCAAAAAATAAATGTGTTCCGGGCTATTCTCGAAATATCACTTTGAGGTGGCGGAGAAGCCGATGAAGCTGACGCCATTTGTCTTATTTATACTATATTTATCGATCATAAAATGAAACTTAAAAATATTATATATACTATATAAATGGCTGGAGGGATTCGTCGACTAATATTTACAGACAAAAGCATTTACAATTTCAATAAGTATGTCCCGGGTTCTGGTGTTGGAGCACTCAATATTTCAACACGTCGTTATTTAAATCGGCATGCAACTCCATTTAAGGCGATTCAGGGTGCGCGAGCACCCGTTCCACTAATATCGTGCGCGGTAAATGACAACAACTTGAAAATCTTTCCTTTGACAATCATTAATGAAGGTAATGTATATAACATAAATGCAGAGGTAACTGATCAGCTTGGAAGTGGAAGTTTGGGATTAATGGGACGAGCTTATCTTCCACCAAATGATGGTATGCTGTTTATTTATAATATACCATTCAAGGCAGCGTTTTGGACTAAAAACACCCCAATTCCATTAGACATTGCATTTATCGATTGTTCTGGAACAATTTTAGAAATATTTCATATGGCTGCAAATGATGAAACTATAATAGAAAGCACATTCGATATTAATTATGTTCTCGAAGTCAATGAAGGATGGTTTGCAGCAAGAAATATTATACCTGGTATGAAAGTATATGGTTAGAATATGAGTAATGTTGGAATGAAAATTAATAATAACTTTCGGGTTATTATTAATATAAAGATATGCGCGAAGCAGGGTTTGAACCTGCGCATCCTGAGATAGTAAGTGAAAGGGTTTATCCATGAATGTGGTTATATTAGATAATAATAAAATTGATATAATATGTTTGTTTTATATTTATAACATATCCTTGCGATGGCGTATATATATCGTATACTCAATAAAATTACAAAAAAATGTTACATTGGTGAAACAAAATGCAAGGATGTTGTTTGGAGATGGAATCAACATAAGCAAAAAATAGAAATAAATAAAGGCTGTCCTGCTTTGAGAGATGCTGTTAAAAAATATGGTATTGATAATTTTGAATTTAGTGTATTGATTATTTGCTTTGATGATGAAAGATTTAAATATGAAATAGAGTATATAAAAAAGTATAATAGTGTTGCTCCCAATGGTTATAATTTAACAAATGGTGGTGAGGGTGGTGGGTTTCAAGGAAAAACACATACCGAAGAAGTTAAAAATATTATTAAAAATAAATTAAAACAAAAATTTATCGATAATCCCGAATTGAAAGAACAAATGTCGGAAAGAAATAAAATAGTTATGAGTAATCCTGAAGTAAGAGAGAAGATAAAAAATGGTATTTTAAATTCGGAAAAGTGGAAAAAAGTAATTGAAAATATGAGAAGTGGTAATCATAAAAATAGTAAACATAGCGAAGAAGTTAAAAATAAAATTAGTGAAAGTTTGAAAAAATATCATGCAAATAATGTAAAAACTTTTGATAATACAAATGTTAAAAGAGATAATAAATTAGGAAAAAAGATTAAACAATATGATATGAATAATAATTTATTAAATGAATATATTAGTGTAAGTGAAGCATCTAGAAAAACATCTGTTCCAAAATCATCATTATTGGTTCACCTAAAAGATAATACCAAAACAGGTGGAGGGTTTATATGGAAATATGCTTGATTAATTTACTACATAATAGGGTTACGTGTTGGAATAAAAATTAATAATAACCCGAAAGTTATTATTAATGTGAATATTAAATTTGCGCGAAGCAGGATTCGAACCTGCGAACCCGAAGGACGTCGGCTTAAACGACGTGGCATTGACCACTAACCGATTCGCGCGAAACATGAAAAAAATATTGCTCCTTGCGGGGCTCGAACCCGCGACCCCGGGCTCATAAGACCCGTGCTCTACCGACTGAGCTAAAAGAGCCTTAGAACCACACCATATTCCGTGTCATTTTTATAGATTTTTACTTTTCGATTTTTATTTGGTTTTTGTTTTTATTATAGGATTAAAAGGTTTAAAGTTAAATGTTTACAAGTGCATAAGATAAAGTGTGAGTGAATAACATCACTACCGGTAATGATGGTGATGTTGTGCGTCGCGTTGCTACCAACATTTTTTTCAAACTAATAATGCTCGATTTTTTTAGATCGCTGTGTGTTGGCAATGAGATGAGTGTGAAAGTGTGAAAGGTGAGACCTGTTTAAAAAAGGAAAAAGAAAACACAAGTGTTAGTAGTTACCACCCGCTGGTTTCGATCCAGCGCCGTCTTAATAATGAGTAAAGAAAACCATTCAGTTATCGGACATTTCTGTCAAAGAAGCACCAAATAGGGGTTACGTCCGCCGAGGAGGTGGTTTGTTGTTGTTGCGGATAGTGTCGCCTGATTGAAACCCTCCACTATCCTTCGCCAAGGGAGTTCAATATTTTCTTATAATAGGATAACCCAAAGATGGCGGACCTTTTCATGGTAAAAATGTATCTATGGGTAGGTTTTTTTTAATAATTATGATAACCCATAGATGACGTACCAAGAAATAGTCAAAATATATCATTGGAGTAAGGTGTTGTATGCCCCACTCTCGCATACAACTATCTCATCCATACACAACCAATTCTATCTGAATATAATTTTCATTATTTTTCATTTAATCTTCTCTTCTCTTCATATACTCTTTTAGTATGTGATTATAGTTCAATGCGTCAGAAAAAGAATCCTCATTTTTGGTTTGTTTTGTTTTTATTATTAATCCAGCGAAGACGCATTGAAAAAGTGAATCCGCGATAATCACCCTCATCCATAAAAGAAACTAAATGCCCTTACTTCTTTTTGAAAGATGATTACACACACTTGAGCATGACCTCACACTATGTGAACATGAGTTACTAGATAAATGAATGTTTTAAATCAGATGTGCTTAGAATTGGTTGAATACTTTCGATGAGCCCACACCCACTCTGTTTATAGTCTCTGAGCCCGACTGCGCTAGTGTCTTGATACACCGATGCGAATTGATGAAAATACCGGCAACCCGTTTCGATCGAGTGACCTCGGAGTTATGAGCCCCGCGCGCTGCCGCTGCGCCATGCCGGTGTTAAATGAAATGATTGGGTTGCTGCGTTTATAGCGTCCAGCTTGACAATACTGGCGATAGGCTTTGATCCTATGTCTCGGCTGGAGTGACCACCGCGAGCTTCCACTACTCCGCACCAGTAAAACCAATAAATTGTAAAATACCCCCAACAAGTTTCGATCTTGTGACCACCAGCGGTTTACCCGCGTCTATGATG